GTAAAAATGTGACCGGAGCTCAACCCTTGAAACAACGGTTCCTCTGCGTCACTCAAGTACATATCACTCTCATACTCGTCATCTGGTTGATCGTCAAACCAAAAGTCCAAATCATTGACCCAAAGGTCTTCTGGAACAGTGGCTTCGTCAACTTCATCTTCTCCTGTGTAAACAATGTCAGAGTTCGCCGGAGGGGCGTCCATTGCTGACATGTCTACAGGAATCTCCTGTTCCTCCTCTTCGTCTGATCGTCCCACGACCCAGTCGAAGGTTCGCCGCCAATCCCACGCATGTTTGGACGTGAGATTGAGGAGGATAGCTTCATTGCCACGCATGATAGGATCTACTTTAGCTACTAGTTCATTGAACTTTTCTTCGCCATGTAGAGCCCACTCCCTACGAGCAGATAAGTAAGCTTCAGCACTTTGCTGTTCCTTGGTTATATTCCCTCGGGCCTGACATGAAATCAGACTCTTAAAGGTACTTTCCAAAGCAAGAGGTGCTACCGTTACTCCATCTAGTTCTCGGAAGGTGCGTTTGAGAAAGTCAGCATCACGAAGGTTGATGAACGGCACACTTTTTGACTCTTTGTCAGCCATAGTGTACTTAATTCCCATTCTGCCTAGAGCTTGCGCAATAGCAGTGTGGTTGAAAGTGTCCAATCTACTCGACATGATGTTATCATCTCCCATCGTCATGAGTCTTACATATTCCCTAAACTCCTCGAGAGGAAGCTCAGGAGCAATCTCCTTGAAAGCGAGACGCATGTAAAGACTATTGGCAATCGAGTTGATGATGAGTGTCAGAGGGTGTCCCGAAGAATTTCCTCCATACATCTGCAGCACATTGATACTGTACGATGTCACTGGAAAGGACAAATCAGTTTGGATTCCTCGCATGATCTGAATATCACGCTCTGAAAAGTTTCCAGTTGAAATGTTCAATCGGATCAGTACTTCAAATGCTGCTCTGATTACGACACTCGCCATACTCTTGTCGAAGCTAGCGTAGTCTCCTGC